TTGGCGCGCGAGGCGCGGGATGTCTGGGTGACCTGGCCCGGTCGGGTGGCAGCAACGATGGCGGCGCAGATCATGGCGGAGGTGGAACGGCAATCCGGGGCATCGGTGATGATCGAGACCGCGATCATGCAGAGGGTGCTGGAAGCCCATGTCCGCGAACAGCTCGACACCCTCGCCGACCTCCGGGTTTCCCTCACATGACGATGTTCTGACGGACGGCCTCGACCTCGGCTTCGACGGCGCCGAGGATCTGCTCCGGGTCTGGCGGCATGGCCTGCGCCCCGACCCGAACCTGACGGTATCGGAATGGGCGGATGCGCATCGCTGGCTGTCGTCGAGGGCCGCAGCCGAGCCGGGGCGGTATCGCACCGCCCGCGCGCCATATCTGCGAGAGATCATGGATGCGCTTTCGCCCGGCCATCCGGCGCAGCGCATCACCTTCATGAAGGCCGCACAGGTCGGGGCGACCGAGGCTGGGAACAACTGGATCGGCTTCGTCATCCACCATGCACCCGGGCCGATGCTCGCCGTGCTGCCGACGGTCGAGATGGCCAAGCGGTCCTCCCGCGGTCGGATCGATCCGCTGATCGCCGACAGCCCGGTGTTGCGCGAGAAGGTCAGCCCGGCGCGATCGCGCGACGCGGGCAATTCGATGCTGTCGAAGGAGTTTCCCGGCGGCATCCTCGTACTGACCGGGGCCAACTCGGCGACCGGCCTGCGGTCGATGCCCGCGCGCTACGTGTTTCTGGACGAGGTCGATGCCTATCCAGCCTCGGCCGACGAGGAAGGCGATCCGGTCACCCTGGCCGAGGCGCGGACCACCACCTTCGCCCACCGGCGCAAGGTGTTCTTGGTCTCGACGCCCACGATCCGGGGGCTGAGCCGGATCGAGCGCGAGTTCGAAGCCTCTGACCAGCGGCGCTACTTTGTGCCCTGCCCACATTGCGGAGCGATGCAATGGCTGCAGTTCGACCGGTTGCGCTGGGCGAAGGGGAAGCCCGAGACCGCCGCCTACCATTGCGAGGGCTGCGAACGCCCCATCGCCGAGCACCACAAGACCGAGATGCTGGCCAAGGGCGAATGGCGGGCGACGGCGACCTCGGCCGACCCGAAGGCCATCGGCTTCCACCTCTCGGCGCTCTATTCGCCCTTGGGCTGGAAGAGCTGGGCCGATATCGCACGGGATTGGCTGGCGGCGCAGGGCTCGGAAGACATGCTGCGCGCCGCGCGCAACACGCTCCTGGGCGAGACATGGGTCGAAAGCGGCGATGCCCCGGAATGGCAACGGCTGGCAGATCGGCGTGAAGCCTGGAAGTCCGGCACCGTGCCTGCGGCGGGGCTGTTTCTCACGGCCGGAGCCGACGTGCAGAAGGACCGGATCGAGGTCGATGTCTGGGCGTGGGGTCGAGGCCTGGAAAGCTGGCTCGTCGATCACGTCGTCATCCCGGGTGGCCCTGACGATCCCGCGGCCTGGGACAAGCTGACGGCTCTGCTCAGTCGGTCGTGGCAGCATGCCAACGGCGCCTTCATGACAGTGGCACGGTTCGGCATCGATACCGGCTACGAGGCCGCGGCCGTCTATGTATGGTCGCGGAAGGCAGGCTTCGAACAGGTGGCGCCGCTGAAAGGCCTCGAAGGCTTCAATCGGCCGGCTCCCGTCTCGGGCCCGACCTTTGTAGATGCCACCATCGGCGGGAAGCGGCTGCGCCGCGGCGCGCGGCTCTGGTCGGTGGCCACGGCAACGTTCAAGGCGGAAACCTACCGCTTCCTGCGGATCGAGCGCCCCTCGGATGAAGACCGTGCCGTCGGGGTTCTGGATGCTCCCGGCACCATCCACCTGCCCAGCTGGGCCGACACCGAATGGCTGAAGCAGCTCGTGGCGGAACAGCTCGTCACGATCCGCAACAAGCGCGGCTACGCCCATCAGGAATGGCAGAAGATGCGCGAACGGAACGAGGCCCTCGATTGCAGGGTCTATGCCCGCGCCGCGGCATGGATCCTCGGCGCCGACCGGTGGGATGAGGCCACTTGGCGGCGGCTGGAAGCACAGGCGGGCGTGGAAACGCGCCTACCCGTGGCTGTCCCGGCTGATGCCACACCATCCGATCCGGCCCGGCCCAAGGCCGGAACCCTGGCCACGCCACGCCGAAAACGGCGGACCTACACGCCCAAATTCATGAGGGACTGATGGACCTGGAACGTATGCAGGCCCTGCTGACCGCCCTGCAGGAAGCCCGCTTCGCCGGGCTGCGCAGCGTCAGCTATGACGGCAAGACCGTGACCTATGGCTCGGATGCCGAACTGGCGGCGGCGATCCGCGATCTGGAGGGGCGGATCGCCACGGCTTCCGCCACGCCCCGTCGCCGCCGTTGGGGCACCATCGCCACGAAGGGTCTGTGACCATGGTGCTCAATGCTTTCCGCGCCCGCCTCAGTTCGATCATCGGCGGGTTCGATGCCGCTCAGTCCCATCGTCGCATGCGCGGGTTCCGCGCCACGCGGGCGCATGTGAACACGCTGATCGCGGCCTCGGGCGAGACCATCACCGCCCGGGCGCGCTGGCTCGTTCGCAACAACGGCTACGCCGCGAACGCAGTTGATGCTTTCGCGAACCATGTCGTCGGCGACGGCATCAAGCCCAGCTCGAAGATCGCGGAGGCCGCGAAGAAGGAGGAGCTGCAGAAGCTCTGGCTCGCCTGGACCGATGAGGCCGATACCGAGGGCCTGACCGACTTCTTCGGCCTGCAGCGCAGGGCGGCGCGCGAGGTATTCCTCGCGGGCGAGGTGTTCCTGCGCATCCGGACGCGGCGGCCGGAGGATGGGCTGACCGTGCCGATGCAGTTGCAGATGCTCCCCTCGGAAATGCTGCCCCAGGACATGACCCGCATCCTGCCCGGCGCGGGGTCGATCCGGCAGGGGATCGAGTTCGACGGGATCGGCCGCCGTGTCGCTTATCACTTTCTGCGCCGCCACCCGGGCGATCTGACCGATCCCGGGCTGGCGGGCGAGACCGTCCGCGTGCCCGCGTCTGAGGTGATCCACATCCTCGACCCCGTCGAAGCTGGCCAACTGCGCGGCGTCTCGCGCTTCGCCGCGGCCGTGGTGAAGCTCTTCACTCTGGACCTCTACGACGACGCGGAACTCGAGCGGAAGAAGACGGCGGCGATGTTCGCGATGTTCATCACCTCCCCCGCCCCCGAGACCGCCCTCGATCCGGCCGAGGACGATCTGGAGGTGGAACCGGGCCAGGTGGTGCGCCTCGATCCGGGCGAGGATGTCACTACGCCCTCCACGCCGGATTCCGGCAGCACCTACGAGCCCTTCCAGTACCGCACGCTGCTGCAGATCGGCGCGGCGCTGGGCGTTCCCTATGGCTACCTTACCGGCGACACGGCCAAGGGGAACTTCTCGAACACGCGGATCGCGCTCGTCGACTTCCGACGTCGCATCTCGGCCTTCCAGCATTCGGTGATGGTCTATCAGCTCTGCCGCGCCGTCTGGACCCGCTGGATGGATATGGCGGTGGTGGCAGGCGCCATCGACCTGCCGGCCTTTGCCACTGAGCGGCGCGCCTGCCTCGCCTGCGACTGGCTCCCCACGAAATGGGACTGGATCGACCCGGCCAAGGACGCGGCGGCGGAGATCCTGCAGATCGAAGCAGGCCTGAAATCCCGCACGCAGGCCATCGCAGAGCGCGGCTATGATGCCGAGCAGGTCGACCGCGAGATCGCCGCGGAACGCAAACGCGAGGCAGAACTCGGCCTCGACTTCCGGCGGCCGGGGTCGCCAGCGCAGGCGGCGGTCGGCGGCACTGGGCCGGGCGATGCTGAGGGCCAGCGGCAGGATCAGCAGGACAGTGGCAATCAGGAAGATGATCGCGAGAACCGGGAACCTCGGCCCGCGGAGGAGGGATGATGCACCACACTCAGATCGCCCAGCGCGTCTTCAATACGCCTCTGATGGTCGATCCCGCCAAGGCGCTGGCTTTCCTGACTGGCCTTGGGCCGCGGATCACCGGCAGGGAAATCACTGTCGAAGGAATGGCGGTGGATCCCGCGGATCCGGCTACCGCCACCCTGCCCGCCCGCGCCTCGCTGTTCGGCGACGACCTGACCAGCCGTCAGGCGCGGAACGGAAGCCAGCCCTTCGCAGTCGTCGAAGGGATCGCCGTCATCGAGATCGCCGGAACACTGGTGCATCGCGGGGCTTGGATCGGGCAATCCTCCGGTCTGACCTCTTATGAAGGCATCGTCGCCCAGCTTCAGGCAGCGCTGGCCGATCCCGCGATCCGTGGCATCGCCCTCGACATCGACAGCTTCGGCGGCGAGGTGGCTGGTGCTTTCGACCTCGCCGACCGCATCCGGGCCGCCCGGACGCAAAAGCCGGTCCACGCTTTCGTCGCGGATCACGCCCTTTCGGCCGCCTATGCGCTGGCCTCGCAGGCCGACCGGATCATCCTGCCCCGCACCGGCGCCGTCGGCAGTATCGGCGTCGTCGCCATGCACAGCGACATGAGCAGGGCGCTGGACCAGAAGGGCATCGCCGTCACGCTGATCCACGCAGGCGCGCGCAAGGTTGATGCGAACCCTGACCAGCCCCTGCCCGAGGCCGTCCGCGACCGGATCGCGGGCGAGTTG